TAAGAGCACCTGGCATACCTCCAACAACTATTTTAATCCCTGGTTTCGCTGCCAAGGGCCCTTCATCAGAGCCTATTACAGTTAGTTCTCTTAGTGAATGGGAGCAAATTTTTGGTTTACCGACAAATGCTGCCGAGCGTTACTTCTATCAGACAGCTACTGCAGTATTTCAATCACCAGCTAATGTAGTCGCTTACCGTCTCCCGTACGGTAGTGCAGCTGGTCTTGATTACTCAAGTCAATATAGTGCTCTTGTTTATCCTGTTGTATCTATTATTACTAGTACTACAGGTGTTTTAGCTAATCTTTCAGCTTATAATGCTGGTCTTTCCTCAAATTATATAGTTCCAGGTCTTTCAGCATCATATAATGCTGCATATCCTAATGTTTTACAGAACACCGTTTCAGCACAAACAACTAATTTAAGTAACTCAGCACTTTCAGCAGCTGCCGTTAACTTTTTCTTAGCTCTTACAGGTACATCAGTTACTGTGCCTGTTACATCAGTAAATCTCGGTATTACAAACGGTACGTATTTATTTGGTGCACCAACACACGTTCGTTTAACTCAACAGCAATTCCTTGCTATTCAAAATGGTACTGCATTTACATGGTCTGCTAGTGCTAGTGATCCAAGTACTTCATATGTTGTTTCTAATAGTGGTAACGTTGGTTTATCAGCTAATCCTTCATTAAGTTCAGTATTAGTACAACCACCAACAACAACTTTTAGTCCTGCTGTTCTCTCAGCATTTGGTACTGCTGGTCTTATTATTCTTAATCAATCTCAAAATGCCATTAATACACGTTTTGAAGGTAACTATATTGGTTTAATGGATAATTCAAACCTTTATCCTTCTACACCGTTTAATGACATCAATAATGTTCTTACTATTAATTCATACGCGTCAGCTGTAACACCTGGTAATTTTACAACTGTTCCTTCACAGAGACTTAACTTTCCATTATCTGCCGCAGTCGGTTATGGTACAAATGGTAGTGTTTCACAAGTAATGGAAACAATTCCAACTTTTGATATATCACCATCCAACTTTAACGACACTATTACTCTTGGTTTATTTAAACTTCGTCAATCAGTATTTTCACCAAATACAATTTCCCTTGATTATATTCTATCTGAAGGATATACAGGTTCATTTGATTATTACCGTCAAGTAAATAATTCAACAGGTGGTATTCCAAAATCTTTCTTTATTGGAAATGTTGAAAACAACTCTAAGAATATTCAGGTATTCATTAATCCATATATCTCACAACAATATTCATCAGGTTGGCTCAATCTTTCAGGCTTCCCAAATAAGAATGTTCGCTTATTAAACAACTCACGTCAGTACCCCTTAGCTAGTGATACAATTGGTACTGGTGGATATTCTGGAGCACTTTCAGGTCTCATTACAACATCAAATGATACATTCTATACACGTACAGGCGCTACATCAGCTCAATACGGAAGTGTTTTAAGTGTATTTGGATCAACAGATGCTCTTTATCCATTAGGTGATTATTCAGCTCAAGATCTTTCAGTTAAGACAATTGGTAGTGTACCTACAAAGGTACAGACCATGTTAGGTTATCTTGAGGATCCATCTATCTGGCCGTTATCAATTGTAACTGAAGCTGGATTAGGTACAATCTTCGCTAACTCATTCAATCCAACAACATCTGGTTATTTTGATGATACAATTCCATATCTTGGATCGGATGTTGCTAATCTTACGGCACAAAATCCAACAACACCAGCACCTATTGTAACTAACTACAATTCTGTAGCTCAGAACTTTATTAACTTTGCAGCTAATGTTCGTAAGGATCACCTTTTCATCGCTGATCCTCTTACAAATATCTTCGTAACAGGTCAAGCACCTGGTGTCAAGACATTAGCTAATCCTAATAATAACTTTGCACTTAACCTCTACTGGCCATTACGCAACCAGTTTGCTTCATTCAACAACAGCTATACAGCAGTTTATGCAAATGTTGTACAGGTTTATGACAATGCTTCACAACAACCAGTTTGGGTTCCATTCTCAGGCTTTGCTGCTTCGGCAATGGCTAAGACAGATAGTAACTTCCAGCCTTGGTTTGCTCCAGCAGGATTTACACGCGGTGTTTTAACAGGTGTTCTTGACATCGGTTATAGTCCAAAGCAAAAGGAACGCGATCAGCTTTATACAATCAGTCTTAATCCTGTAGCTTCATTCCCTAATGAAGGATATGTAATCTACGGTCAAAAGACATCATTAAAGCAACCAAGTGCTTTCGATCGTATTAACGTTCGTAGATTGTTCTTGACTCTTGAAGTACAGACAAATAATGTTGCTCAGTTCTTCGTATTTGAGCCAAATACGCTCTTCACACGCACACGCCTTGTAAATACAATCACTCCTATCTTTGATTATGCAAAGAATACACAAGGGTTGTATGATTACTTGATTGTTTGCGATGAGCGTAATAATACACCATCAGTTATTGATCAAAATGAGTTAATTGTTGATATCTACCTCAAGCCGGTCAGAACAGCAGAGTTCATCTTAGTTAACTTCTACGCAACTCAGACGAGTGCTAACTTCAATGAGATCGTAGCCTAAAAAGAACAACTAACGAATAAATAATTACACCTTATGTCACAAACAGCACAAACAATCCAAGGGTTTTACCAGCAGGCGACAAACTTTAATTTTTCGCGTGACTTTAACTTCCGTATTCTCGAAATAACCAGTGATGGTGCCGCAGCTTATACAATGTCCGACGGTGGATTATTAGTGTATGCAAAGTCAGCAGCTTTACCGGCTCGTGAAATTACTAACGTTTCAGTTCCATACATGGGATTAAATTTCAACCTTCCTGGTAATGCTATCTACCCAGATGGTACAGGTTATTCTATTACATTCTACGCCGATCAAGCTTCTGGCATTCGTCAATTGTTTGAGGATTGGTCACGCTGGGTATTTGATGATCAGTCAAGTACAGGTCAATATAATACACCTAGTAAGAACGCTACTATTACTCTTGCTCAGCTTGATAATCAAAATAATGTTGTTGCTACATACGTTCTTTACGGTGTAACACCACGTAACGTTGGACCCATTGCGTATACAATGGCAGCCGGTACAGGACAGACAGTAGAATTTACTGTTACTCTTGCTTACCACTACTTTGTACGTACCTCACCTCTTGGTGGTCAAGTAGCAGGTAGTCAGATCGGTGTACCACTCGCAATAGCTCCAGGTCAAAGTCACCTCTAATATCTTACAAGCCTAAATAATTAGGTGAGTATTAATAATCCGCTTAATTCTGCCATAGCAGGTATAGCAGCGGCTGCTCCAGCAGCCGCTTTAGTGACACAGAGTTTTATTGGACCAAATGCTGGTGCTGGTTATTCATCAGCTGGTGGTGTATTTCCGCGTGATGTATTTTTAAATCAAATTACCACGGTATGGAATACAGCTATTCCAATGTCAACTCAATGGGTTGTACTTATTGATAGGTTTCCAGCAAGTCTTTCTACTCAAGTTTTACAAGGTTTAGAGCGTACTGATGGTGATAAGAATGGTTTTGATATTGATGCAGCTAAAAACATACTTACTAATTACGATAATCAGCAATTAGTGGGATGTTGGTTCGCTCATGAAGTTACTTTACCACCTGAACAATTTAGTGTAGAGAGCGCTTCGGTTGCTAATAATCGTGGGTTTTTACCAGGTGTATTAGGAGGTAATAGAACAGCGGAAGCACCGTCATTAAACATATCATTCAAGGAAACAACAACATCATTTATTGACTTTGTTATTAGACCATGGGTAATTTTAGGTGCTCATTTTGGTATGGTAGCACGTCCTGGTGATATACCTGGTGGTGTTGATCCTAAAAATATAAAAGTTACAATGAGGGTATTGGAATATACTAGATCAAACGCTGGTATTTCAATGTTACCCAGAAAATCATGGGTATTTCATAACTGTGTTCCTTATAATGTATCTGAACAGACATTAGATTACGAAACTGAAAAATTACAAACCTATCGCACCCTCTGGACTTATTCAAACTATACTGTTGGAACACCTGTTAATTTAAACGATATAGCTAATCTTTTAAGTACAGCGAGACCCTTTACACCTCACAGATTGTAATCTTGCATTTAGTACATTATATTGTACTATAATAGTATGTCAACGTTTTTATATTCTGTAAATTTACCTATTTCTAAAAGAACGGTATATTTAACAGAATTATCTTTTGTTGAACTGAAGGAATTAGTAAAAAATATTGCTAATACCAATAACGATATTATTTTAACAGCGTTCAATGATATACTAACTAAACATTGTACCGAAGATATTAGTAATATTACTATAATAGATAAGCTTTATATCTTATTAACTATACGAGCAGTCTGTATCTCACCTACTTTAGAGTTACTAATAAATTGTCCTATAACAAAACAGCAATTTAACGGTATAATGAATATTGATGATATATTAACTGTACTAAAAGCTGAGCATCCAGAAGATATAACCGTTTCATATGAAAAGAAATTAAATATAACATACGGTCTACCAACATCCTTATATATTAATCGTGATATTATAGATGCTTCAGAGACTGTTGTAAACTGTATATCCCTTAATGGAGATCCTTTTTACGGCATTACAGCCGAAATGATAAACAAACTACCTGCCGTTGTTTTAAACGACATTCAGACACATGCTAATAGAATATTTGACTACCTGAATAAGCTTGAATTAATAAACGTAAAATCACCGTATTCATCCGATGAGGGTAGTGATACAATAATAACAGCAAATGTGTTTAATAACTCAGTTATTGAATTTTTAAAACTCTGCTTTAATAGGGATTTAATGTACTTTTATAAAATTGAGTACTTCTTGATGAAACAATTTCGTATGACTTATGAGCATATGACAAAACTTACCCCGGTTGAAATTGATGTTTATATTAATCTGTTTAAGGAGGAACAGGCTGAACAAGAAAAAGCTGAAAAACAATCTAACAATGCTAGTAATACGCCGAATATAGGAAATTCAGCGCAAAGATAGTGGCATAACAGGAATTTCTACATAAATTTATATAGCATATGACTAATACAGTTCCTGATATTCTTAAGCAATTAGATGATCTTAACAAACAATCTGGTATTGATATTTTTGTCCCTTCCTTACAGCGTACAGTTAAATTTAAAGCATTAAATCTCCGTCAACAAAAAGAACTCTTAAAGTCCTCTATTGAAGAAACCCTTACAAAACTTACGTTTATTACAAGTTTTTATAATATCATTCAGGAAAATATTCTTGAAACATTAAATGTAAATCAATTGTATATTTTTGATCGTATTGCAATTGCCTTGGCATTAAGGACAGCTAGCTTAGATACAAAGTATACCTTAGGTGACGATGTATATGACCTTACTGATGTTGTAGCTTTGATTCCAAAAGTAGCTATAGATCCGACCGTAATTAACGGTAGTATAGAGTTTCAAAATTTAACAGTTGAGCTTGAAGTTCCTCGTTTAAATGTAGATAAAGAAATTAGTAATGCTGTATTAACGAAGTTTAAAGCTGCAAAGACAGAAGATGTAAAAACAGTTGTTAGTGAACTTTTTATTCATGAAGTTCTAAAGTATATTAGATCTGTAACTTTTAAAACAGAAGGGGAAACAAGTACAGTTGATTTTACGACATTAAAGATTGATAGTAAATTATCAATAGCTGAAAAATTTCCAACAACACTTACAAATCAAATTCTTGAATTTATTAAGAAATACCGCGATTTTGAGAATCAGTATACTAAAGTCGGCGATTCAAATATTGAAATAGACGGTAGCTTTTTCGCGATTTAACATTAGAGATTAAATATCTTCAATGGAAGGTACTATCTCTATTGCAGATCTAAAGGCAGCATTTGGTAATTTTGATGCCGTATCAATGAATCAAACAAAGATTCTTGATAGAATTTTAGGAATTATTAGTGGTGAAGTTCCTCTTCAATCAAATCCTAAGACCAATAGTCTTGTAGATCAAATTGGTCCTGAGAGTAAGTCAAATCAAGATAAAAGAAAAGCCGATAATAAGGGTAATAAGGAAACTGAAAATAAGAAAGATACTGATGATAAAAAGACATCAAAGAACCCTATTTCTAATATTGCAGCTACCATAAAGAGTAGCTTAAGTGACAGCGTTTTTAAAAAAATAACACCTGTTAAAAGTGACCGTAAAGTAGAAGAAGCAGATAAACCAAAACCTAAGCAAAGTTTAATAACCAGTGTTATTGAAAAAATTAAACCAAAAAAAGAAGAAACTGTTAATAAAAAAATTGAAACAAAAACACCGTTTGCTCGTGAAGAAGTTAATATTGATCTACCTCCAAAGACAAAAGTAACACTTGAGGATATTTTAGAAACAGAGAATATAAAAGCTTTTGATAGATGGAAACCGTATCTTGAAATAATTACTGGATCTGTTAAAGACAAAAAAGATAAGAAGAATAAAAAAGATGATAAGGATAGTCTACTTAAAGAAATATTTCCAATGGCTGCTAAGCTTCTTGGACCCGTTCTCGGTGCATTAGGTACAATGTTTCTT